GTCGTATCCGACCATCAATTGCATATCTTTGGCGAGATCGTCCGCCTTCTCAATATGCACCGACGAACTTGCGCCAGTTGACCCGCTCCAGATTGCCATACGAAGGGGGAACTCCGTGCTATTATACTCCACGTTAACGCCAGTGCCGTTGGGGACGTTATTTCGGATTTCTGTTTGCAAAGCAGAAGCCACACCGTCCCAATCGGTATACGTTTTTGCGATCTGCACCTCCGTTAAAGCCCCGCCATCAATACTCACCTTGATCTTGTGTTCTTGATTTGGCCACCCATCCTTTGGGTAGGGATTCGTTCCGCCTCTGACTCTGCCTTTAGAGGCAGCCCGCGTCGCGAACGAAACAGTCTGAGGAGTTCCTCCGTCAACCGTAACGGTCAGGTCTGTTCCACCGACGTCATATGGACCGGAAGCCCCCGCCTCAACCGAAGCTGGCAGCGCGGAGTTGACCATATAGTCCATGTGAAACCGCTGCGATCCCTTTGTAGCAATCGTGTATATTGCCGTCTCAGGAGTATCGGCGCCAACATAAACCTTCTGCCTGTCGCCCAGGTAACCCGCAAGGTTACCGTCAGAATCCACTAGAACTGCGACGGGACTATCCCTCATGATATCGTCCTGGTTCTGTTGGTCTCGAAAGGTCCACTGTAGCTGACCGCATCCGATACCGTTGCTAGTACCGTTGACCCATCAGTGTCGTAGACCTTCCACACGATCGGGGTTGGAGCAATGTTGGTCGCACCACCTCCAGACCGGGTAATGAGTTTCTCGACGATCTTCTTCAGCTTGGACGAGCTCTCCCACCAAATTATGCTCGTAGGGAATGGGTCCGCCGCTGGCAAGATTTCTCGATAGGCTCCAGACGCAAACCCTTCTGCTGGGCCATTGTCGATAAAATGAATCAATTGGCGCAGGGCACGGTGAGCCGTGACTGTCAATAGTTCGGTCAATGTCTTGGCGGTGGGGTTATTGCCGTCCTTGAACAGCATATCGTTACCGCTGCGACTAAGCAGAATAGTTTCGTCTCGATTGCTGGCATCCTGGAGGTAGACACCAGCAACCTCGATGGCGTCCTCTTGGGGGGCTATGGGCTCAGGCCAAGGGGTTTCGTCCGCCGCGTCACCGCCTAGGGCGGCCGTCTCTTGCTTTAGAACTTGGACCCGATCCATAGCTCACCCTCGAGGTCTATCCGCCGCCGTTAGGCCGCTTTTTTGCCGAAATCTTTAAGCTCAACCCAAAGATCTGTGGTGTTGTAGGCAAACCCCACTTGGATCACGCGATTGGCCGCACCTGGCAAGCTGGTCCCGATACCACCGGCCGCTTGTAGGTAGTAAGGTGTCATCGGGGTTGCGCCCGAAAGGATGCCGGCACAAATACCAAGCGATACGACTTCGAGCGAGGCTGGGGCCGCTCCACCACCGGACCGGGTAACGCCAATCACCCGCGACTTTGCATCATCATTCGATAGAGCTTTGCCTACGGTCGAGGCACCGTTTATATAAACTGGATCACCGTTGGCTACCGCATCGGTGGCACTGGTCAAGGTGTTTTCGACCTTGGGGGCCTCGGTTGCCGCCGCGGAAGCATGAACGTGCAAAGCATCGGCGTTGCTGCCATCGGTCAAGGTATCAAACGCCGCCGCCGTTACCGTCGCACCGACCGCCACGTCATTGACTTTGAACAATGAAGGCAAACCCACAACCTTGAGACCATCAGCGTCAACGTCTAGGGTGTCTGGGGTATCGTCGATCTCAATCGCTAATCCGTTGGTGCCAAGGATGATACCCTCGGAGCCGTTGACTTTGACTTGTAGATCGCCAGACCCGTCAAACTCGAGGCCGCCGGTTCCGGACCCGGCCGCTGCAAGGTCCACCTCGATACCCGAGGCGGTAACATCCAAACCGGCCGCGGTGTTCACGAGCACCGCGAGCTCCTTGTTAGGGCTCGACCCAGTGAGCTGCAAACCGGGGGTGGTGTCTGCAATATCGACGCCCACGCCGTTAGCGTCGAGCAGAATACCGTCACCGGCTTTGACCTCGAGCTCCTTGGTTGGTGTGGTCCCGGTGAGCTGCAAACCGCCGGTTCCTGATCCGGCCGCTGCAACGTCAACCGCTACTCTGTCGGCCAAGATCTCGATACCGTCGCCGGCGTTGACGTTCAGCGTGCTACCGCTATAAGAAAGCCCCTCGCCAGCGCTTACAGTTCCCGCACCACTGAATTGGGTCCAACTTCCAGATGGAACCGTTCCCTCGTAGACATATCCTTTGTTGTCGAAGTAGCCGGTACCGCTACCCGCGACAGTAACCAACACCGCCGCTTTATCGACCGTGTCGCCGGTGTCCGTACCGGTGTTTGAACTGCCTGAAAATTCTACGATCTTATCGTTGTCGGTGGCGTTGGTGTAGGGGGCTTGAATCGTTCCCTCTGCCAACACAGCCCGCGTTCCGGCGGGCACAAACCCGCCGCTTGCCGCAACAATTTTTACCCACGCCGAACCGTCATACTCGGCGATGTCACCAGGAACCACTGACAACGACCCGGCGGTCAACGTACCGGTATCGGTCACAACGTAGGCATCCCCGGCAGACGGACTTAACCCGTTAATGTTGGCCACCGTGTCGTTGCCCTTGAGCGCCATGGTAACAACGGGATCGACCCAACCAAGTCCCGCCACGAGGCTATCAACATACGCTTTTGACGTCGCAGCGGTGTCGCCGCTCGGCGTTGACGGCAAACCCAACACCTCGCCACCGCCCGAGAGGTTTAGATCCCCGTCAGCGGCCAATGTGAGATCACCCAAACTGGCACTCGTCTGACCGTAAACCAACGCCTCGCCCGACGCGTCCGCAGCACCCAACCCCGAGAGTTGGTTGCTATTCATAGCGATATCGCCGCCCATCGAAAGGCCGCCTAGCGTCATACTGTCGCTAGTCGCCATTTCCTCGGCGAAACCCTCGGTGGTCCCCATAAATAGTGGTTTACGCTCTGCCATAGGTAACCTCCTTCAAACTCAGGTTTCGCCCGAGTCTCGGATTGTGCCCGCATCGGTGTCGATCAACATGTGGGCTGGTTTACTGATCCCATACTTCTGGGAAAGTTCCTCACAGAACGAATCATAACCAATTTTCCACTTGCGGTTTAGCTCGTTTTCTAGCAGGGCTCGGCGTTGTTGTGCCTCGTTCGCCTTGGCAGCAATCAAGCGCTTGAATTCTAGGAGCTCAAGGTCCACTATGCGCATACCCTGCACACACGTCCGGATCTCGGCCTCGAAACGACAAAACCGCTCGAGCTCCAAAGGGTCCAATTGTTTGACCACGTCTTGGGCAAACGGGTCTGGCTCTGGCTCAACCGCTGGCGCCTCCGCCACTTCGACCGCTGGCTCATTATCCGTGTCAGTTGTTGTCACTTTGTGGGCTCCGCCCTTTTTGCTCTTTTTCGACATGACCATACCCCTATGCTCGTTTGACTAACCCTGTGTTCAGGTTCACCAACAACCGGTTTGCATCCAAAGCCACCCCGAGCCGTTGGACGTATTGGCCCGAGGCCGATGGCACCCCAAGCCCAATTTTGCTATCGGGTTGGAGGAAATAGACCCGCCGCGGCACCAACACCCCCAACCCGCTCACCTCGCCACCCCATTGCACTTGGCACAAAGTAGAGCTCGGCTTGCTCACCACCACGCCCACCGCCGGCATTTTGGCAGAGTCGGAAACGTCAGATCTTGCCACTTGATACCGGCCCGAAACACTCGGACCGGTGATATAGACCCACTCACCCACCACCAACGTGGCATCGCACCCAGCCCAAAACGCGTGGGTTGGTAATACGCTTTGGTTCCCCGCGATATCTCCCCGAAACGACTCCTCGGGGGTGTCTCGTAAATCGTCCCGGATGGTGTACCCGTACACCACCGCTTGGGCCTCGATATCGGCCACGGGCACGGCTTCGAGTGCCGTATAAACATCATTGGCCCGCACAAAAGACAATTGCCCTTGGTCCGGCCCCGAGGTGGCGAACGCATTGCCATCGGTGGCCGAGCTCCCGACCTGCAACAACGCAAAGACGTCTCGATTGCCCGAACGCAAAATCGATCCGTTGTTTGCGTCAAACACTTGGACCAAGTTTTTGGGTTTCAAATCGTTCAAACCGGCCAAGGCCTCGAGGCTATGAAACCCCACCGGCCCCGGTAATCGTGCCGAAACCGCCCCTTGTTGTGTCCCCGCGATCGCAATGTTGGCCGCTGGCAAATTATCGGCCGCGGTAAACTCCACCCAATTCTGACCCGCTGGAATGGCCAGATCTTCGAGATTCAAGCGATAGGTTAGGACGTCCTTATCTTCGAGCGGTGTCCGAGCTGCCAAGGTGGCCAAGGAGGCGTCACTTGCCCCCGGGCCGAGCGTTGCGGGGTTATCGTACCAATTGCCCGCCGCATCCCCTCGCAAGATCCGTTTGAGCTGCGAAATTAGAGCGTTGTCGTGGTCCTGTAGGGTTTCGGCGGTGGTTTCGCTCGCGGCAATACTCGCCGCCGGTAGCTGGTCATCATACTGATCTGGATTATGGATCTGATCAAGACGTTGCAAAGATGGCGCCACGGCTAGCCCTCCCGCACCCTTAGGGGGTCATAACCGGGGTTGTAGCGCTGCTTGCCCCACCGCATCAATGTGAGCCTAACGGCCCGTTGTGCCTGGTGTACCATCACCGCCGCCCGCACCTCGCCCGCGTGACAAATCACACGGTGGCCCCCTTTGAGCTTTCGGCTCGAATCGGGGGCAATATACTCGGCGGAAAACGAGACCGGATCAAAGTCGGTCGGTCGAGTCAGGCTATACCTGACACCGAGGTGTGAAACCGTTAGACCGGTAATGGTACCCTGAAACCGCGGATCGGCCATGCGCTTCGCCCACTCCCTCGCATGATCCGGGTTTTCAAGGTCAACCTTTGTGGTACGACCATCACGTGTATGTATTTCAAGCACAACACTACCCTTGGGCTCCGAGCCAAACGGGACGGTGTCAGCAGGGATCAACCCTCATCGTCAGAATCGGCATACGCCGCCGGCGGTGCACTCACCACCGGCTGAGATGTTACTGGCGTTTCCATTCGCTCCCGCATACCAGTGGGCCGCCGCGTTGCATCCGGCACCACGTCAACACGCACCACTAAGATCCGAGCGCCGATCTTTTTGTGTTGCTTGGCGGTTTGTAAAAACTCGAGCTCATCATTCGAAATCACCCGAGTTGACGCGGGCCGCAAGTAAAGCGCCCCATCACATGATCGATCAAACGGCCGTTTGCCCTCGCCCTCGGCGATCTCCAAAGGGAAATCGTCAATTTGGCAAGGCGCGATCCCAACAGGGATTTGCACCAATGGCATCGTTACACCTCCTAACCTTGGGCTTCGAGAATTGCGGCGATCAAGTCATCTTTGCGGCTGTCCTCGTCGAGATCCAAGCTGTGAGTCATTGACGCATAGGCCACGAGCTCGGGCTTTGTGAGCCGATTCAAAGTGGCATAGGTGTGCCGATACGGCTCCTCTGCCACGGTTTGCTCACCAGCCGTCCCGTTGTCGCCGTCGGGCATCGCCGTGCAAACAAACTCGGCTTGTTGTCGGTAATACGTGATCCGAACTGGATCCACGAGAAACCGCACCTCGTTACGTTTCCAGGGTCGATCCTTGGAAAAAATGCTTGTGTAACTAGACGCGCCGCGAAGTTGAACTTTTTCACGTGCCATCTTGAGATCCTCCAATCAATGGCATGGGCTACCGCCGCAAACTCTCGGCGTTTTAGATGCTGGTCCCGATGTTTTTCGCCTTGACGATTGCCGTCAACTCCTCGAATTGCACCGCAACCTTGGCGTGGATCGCGTATTCATTCACGCCCTTGTAAATATTGCGGTCCTTTTCGATCTTGATATCGCGGCCAATCCCCACAATAAAATTGTTCATATGGGTTAGGAGGACCTGCGGGTTTGCGTCGTAGGTTACCTTGACGGTGTCACCATCGCCGATCCCACTGCCACCGGCTCGGGCTATGGTGCCCGCGGTGTAGTCGGCCACCCAATCGGTGGTCTCAGCGTAGGGGGTTTCGGGCGTGGCGCCAAGTGTCTCGGTGGAAACCACCACGTTCGATATCGGGCCAAACCGCAACGCAACCGCCGTGGTCCCGTTTAGGGTCACGTGTTGCACCACCTTGGGTTGGAGTGGCCACAAGGGCACCTCAACCGCCCGCACACCGTAAGGACCATGGTCCCCGCCGCCGGCCGCGGAGTCACCGAGCGCCGTGGCTCGGGTGCTCAGTTTTTCGGTGTAGAGCTGCCAAAGGTCCGGTGAGAGGAACCAACGCAAGGCCCGCTTGTTGCGACGGAACTTGGTGGGCATGGCCCGCAACATTTGGCCGAAAATGCTCAACCCGATGTTGGCCCCTTGTGCGTCCACCACGTTTGCCCCGTCAGCCAACCGGCTCCACCCATCGTGCAACGCGAGGTAACTGTCCTTGACGTATTGGGTCGAGCTCCCATTGTCGTGGTATTCGCTCTCAAGGATCGCGGGTCCTACGGTGTCGCCCAATACGTAGAGCTCCTCCATGTCGTTTGAGAGCTGCCGAGCCATCATTTGGATGATATGATCCTCGATCTTTTCTGGGCTCTCGAGAGACACCTCTTTGAACAAATCACCGATCTCAAACGGAACGATGATCTCTCGCGGGGTCAACTGAATTTGAGAGGTCGAGACGCCTCGGCGGTGGCCCGGATCTTGGGCCTCGGCCTTTGGGTACGCAACACGTCCCCCAACACCGATCTTGTCAATGTTGAGGTTCTCGGCGCGAAATTTGACCACACGAGCGTTCTCTTTCAAAACGCTTTCATCGATCACGTAGTCTAAAAAGACGTCCGCTTGTTTATCGTTGAGCTTGCCGTTAGCGGCGAGCGCATCGGTGGTGATCACGGCTTTGGCGATCAGCTCCTCGTTTGGGATACCGGCCATGGTTTGTCCTCCTGTGTTTATCTAAACTAGCCCTCGCCACGAGCGGCTAAAGAATCCCTGACCAAATACTTTTTTCGACCTGAGTTGATTTTGAATCCGTCCCACCGTCACCCTCGACGGATTGCGACGGGTTGCGCGTTTTCTCGATCTCCTCGAGCCTTTTGGATATTGGCTCGAGCGCGGTGGCCACGGCCTTGGTGATCAGCTCCGCCGGATCCGCGGTGGGTTTCGGCTCCGGTGGCTCCTCGGCGGCGTTACCCGCGTTTTTCTCGACCTTTTTGGTTGGATCCATGTAGGGCGCCATGGCCGATTTTAGCGCCTCCTCGCTCACGTCACCGAGTAACTTGGCGAGCGCGCTCACCGCGTTTTGCAAGGTGGCGGTCTTGGCCTTTCCGAAGGTCTTGGCCTTTTGAACTTGGGCGCCTTGGACCGTGATTGACCCGTCTCGCTTGATCACCACCATGGGCTGATCCTCGGGATCCGGCTCCGCCAATGGCTCCGAGGGTGCAAGCTCGGGCTCGGCTGCTGGCTCGTTTTTGGCCACGGGCTCCGAGGTTGCGGGCTCGGGCTCGGCCTCCTCCGGTTTTACCTCGGGCTCGGTGGGTGTTGTTGAATCGGCTTTGGTCACGGTTTCGAGCTCGGCCGCGTGTCGTTTCTCGAGGTCTTCTTGCGACTCCTCGGTTTGCCCGGCCTTTTGGATCTCGGCCTCATAGGCATGGCGAGCCTTGATCATTTCCACAGTCTCCATCGGGGTGCCTCCTGTTAATGCAGCCGCAAGGGCTTTGATTGACTTTGTGGGGGCTCCGGTGGTGCCCGCCATTTTTTCAAGCCACTCGATAACCGAGGGCTCCACCTCAAACTCACCTAGATTATTCTCGGTTTGACGTTTGACGATCAGAAACTCCCGCAGGTTCGCGGGACGGTCGACCAAGGAAATCTCCTTGACGTCGAGATCCAAAAGCTCTCGGGCGTTTTTAAGTTGTTCCTTGGTTGCCATGGTCAACGCACCTTTGCCACGCCACCGATCGAGAATCCCGCAAACTCGCCCTTTTTGATACGAGCCCACAACTTTGGATCCACGACCTTGACGCTCATAAGCCACGAGCCTCGCTTGACCTTCTTACCGCCAAGCGTTTGGTTACTCATTGCTACCCAACTTGCGGCGAGCTTCAACCCGATCTCGCCAAAAACGCGATGCATAAAGCCTAGTTGAGTTTCGGAATTGAAACGGGACAGAAAATCAATCGATGCTTTTTCGATAACCTCCGCACTGACCGTATCGTTTTGAGCATCGACCTCGCCCGGCTCCAACACAATACCTGTCACGATCTGCCGGTCTGTGTCAATTTTGGCAATGGAAACAAACAACTCGGCCTGCTCGGTAGTCGGGTTGGCGTCAGACTCTGACACCTCGGCCGGTGTGTAGGCCTTCGAATAATCGATCTCAACCTCGTTGGTGTCAATCTTTGCCACTAACAGATCCCGAAGGTTTCTAGCCGCGGTAAGGGTTCCCGCCTTCCAATATGCGAGCTCGGCGGGCACCTGCTCGGCCACCGCTTGCGGTAGAGCTGAAACCCCGAGGGGTGGGATCCACCGTTTTGTCACCGACTCTGCTTGTAAAACCGTGGGCGTTTTGTCCTCTGGTCGCACCACTAGCCACGAGCCACTGAGCTCGTGGGGCTCGGCCGTCTTCGAGGTGGTAACACGGTTGTGACGATCAGAATATTTTGCAGGGGCTCGACCACCAAGGATCACTTTGGTGCCAATCACCTCGAGGTTCTTGGCTCCGCCTCCCTTGTGCAACCACTTGGGATAGCACCCCTTGCAAAACCATGCGCGGCCACGGCCATCGGCCCAAAGGACGTCAATCACCGGCGCGTTTTTGCAGCTCATACACTGGGTGTATGAATGGGCCGCCTTTTGAATTTCTCCAATCTCGAGCTTGCGAACGATCACCCGACTTGCCGAGCTTTGATCACGCAAAAAATATTCTTGTTGCCACGGTTTTTTGGCGCCAAGCTCCGCCTGCCCTCGCTCGGTCGCCTCGGCACGCAACGCACCCCACGGCAATGGCGCCCCCCGTTTGGCAAGCTCCTCGCCTTGTAGCTCCCACCGCTCGACCCGCCGGCCGCCTTGGATCCCGATTAACAATTCGGAACCCCGCCGCACAAACGGGACCGGTTCCGAGGGTGCCACCTTGGCCACCGGCTCGATCTCGAGCTCTAACCAATCCCCCGGGTCAACCGAGGCCGCGGGCTTGACCACCGCCCCGGCGCTCCCCGGTAGGGCCTTGACGGTGCGGATCGCCCGCTCGAGCGTCTCACCGTCGGCCGCCTCAATAACGGGCAACTCGTTGACGGGCACCCGCAAGCTCGGGGTGGCGCTTGTGGCCTGCTCGATACCGAGCTCGGCGAGCCGCTCGATCCGTTTCTCAACCGGCCAATCTCGAAGATCCCGGCCGTCGTAAACAAGATCTTGGACCTGTAACACCTCGCCGCCGTGCCAAGGCTCGAGGACCCCCTCGAGCTCGATTGACTCCGCCTTGAGAGCTGCCACGGCTTTGACCACCTCGGGAACCTCGGCGGTGTGATCGGTCCCATCCTCGCCCATGACCTTGACTTGATCCGCGGTCTTGGCCACCACCACCGGCCGCCCCTCGACCCGTTTTTGTATCAAAACCGGGTATTGTTCCACCGCCGCCACGAGGTCGGCCAAGGCCTCCTCGGTCACCGACTTTCGGATCTCCACCTGGCTGGGCTCGAGAGGTCGCGACCTTTGATCAAGGCCCGGCGGTGGCTCGGGGTGCGGCATACCGCGATCGGCGAGCTCGGCCACCACTTGGGCATGGATCCCCGCCGTAGTCTCGTGGCTCCACTGCTTGGTTATGTGTAGGGCTCGGTGAGTTTCGAAAAGCTCCGCGGTGGTCAGAGTCTCGGGCTCGAGGTCAAGAGATAGTTCGAGCTTTTGGTGGCGCTCGACCTCCAACCCACGCCGCTCGACCTCGGCTAGGGCCTTTTGGAGGGCCGCCTCCTCACCCCACCCGGCCAAGGTGCGCACGTCCCGCAACAACACCGAATCAATCACGGGCCGCGGATCGTAGGTCTTGGCCCGGCTTTTGGTCACCGGCTCATCTATCGCGGTGGCCTTGAGTCGCTCGACTAGGCGCACCCCTTTAACCACCCCCTCGGCCGCCGCCGGTATGTTGGTGGGCTTGGGCCGAGCAAAGGCCTTGGCCGATTCAACAGCCCATACCCTCGCTTTGAGCTGCTTGCCAAGCTCCACCTCGCCCACCGCCCGCCCCTCAACGAGCACCACCACCGATCGCCCCGATAGGTTTAAATCGGTCGTTTTGGCGATTGCCTTGACCTTGCCCGCCACGAGATCCGCCGCCGCCTTTTTGCCCACCGCAAGGCCCCACAAATCGGTGATCCCGCTCCCGCCCGGTAAACTTGCATCGTCGAGCTTGCCACTCGTGGCGAGGGCTTGCGAGGTCACGGTTTTGGTAACGCGAGCTTTACGGGCTCGCCTACGGGTTGGGGTCGTGCTCATCTGCATTGGGCCTCCTCGACGTCAGTGGACGTCAACGGCGCAACGGCACCGAAAATGAAACGGTGGCAAAGGAAAACCGGCCTTTGCGAGGGCCGCGGAATCCCGCAAGCTCACGTTCCCGGCCTTTGGTGATATGGCGATCAGCTCCTTGTAGCTGTACCACGGATGAATCGATTTTATATCGTCCCGGTTTTTTGCCTCGAGCTCGGCCCCGATTTGACGGTTGGCCTGCTCGACGGTGTAAACTTTGCCATCAACGTGCGAACAGACCGGGCATGTCCGCTCATCCGTTGGATTCACGATCTCGTATTGAGTAACCCCGGCTTCGTTGAATGCCGAGACCTGGCCATAGGCCCGGCCCACGGTGGCGGCGTTGGCTGCCACCCCTTCCATGTATTGCCGCACCGACCCGTGCCACCCCGCCGGTGTAACTACCTGGCCCAAGGCCTCGGTGAGCCGCTCCCGCATTGTCACCGCGGCCACTTGGCGGTTACGCCCCTCCTGGGCCATTACTTCCGAGACGGTGTTGGCTATCGTCGCCCCGATATTTTCCTCGTAGTGAGCCGCAAGCCAAAATGTTTGTTGATTGGCGAGGGCGTCAACGGTGTCGGTGTCGAGGTTGTCAAACGTGGGCAACACCGCAAACCCCTCGCGGGGTGCGGCCTTGGCCATCTGCTCAAAGTTTGGGGTGTCATAAGTCAACGGCGCTTTGGTTTGGCCCGTCGCCTTTTTCCAACCTGCTATCTTGGCCAGCCGATAGACCTTGGCGAGCTCCCGATCCATTCGCGGGGTCACCTTACCCGCCCAAGGTTTCATTGTTTCCGCGACCGCCGTGGTAATCTGCCGAGCGTTGGCCCCTTTCTTGGTGCTGGCCGCCGCATCGATTACCGCCCGCCGAGCTTGGCTTTGCCACTCGGCCAAAAGATATTCCCGAAGGCGTGTTTCGGTGCGGGCAATTTGCGCCACCTCAGAGATCCCAAGCGCCTTGGCCACGGTCTCATCGGTGGCTCGGACCTGATCGAACAGGTTCCCGACGTTCATTTATTCCGTCAAACCGCCCTTGACCTCTTGGCGCCACCGTTTCTCGAAATGGCGGTTGATTGCCACCGCAGTTTTCGCGAGGTCGGCCTCCTCGGTTTCGTTGATCTCGCCGCCGGTGAGTTTCTCGATAAAGTCCAAGGCCTTGAGGGCCGTGACCTGTTGCCCCGGTTCCGTCGGGTCTGCCTTGTTTTGCACAGCCTCTGCCATCAATAGCGAAAACGGCAAATCGGCTTTGCCTGCAAACTCGCTTGGAAACCCTGGCAAATCCTGACCGAGAATGTCCTCGAGCAACAACCGAGCAATCCGCGGGGTCATGCCGCCGGTTTTCTCGGCACCCGCAAGGATTTTGACTAGCTCGGCGTTGTCGGTGGTGTTGGGGGTGTTGCTCTTGTATTTGTGGTACACGATACCCATATCGGGAAACAGCAACCGGTTGATCGTATCATCGTGGATCCCCCGCTCGGGGGCAAAGATCTGCTCGTCTGCCAATCGCCTCGAGGTATCCGCCGTTGCTCGATTGTAGTCCTCCGAGTTACCCGAAACCAAAACCCGGCCGTTGCGTCGAGTCACCAATAGGCCCGTGGTCACAGTGAAACAAGAGACCTTGCCAGCGTATGGCACCATCGAGATATCGCGATCCCGGTTGAACGTGTGCACCGCGTCGAGGTGTGCGTATGATTGATAGGTGTCTTGCCATGGCTCTCGACGGTTGACCCTCGAGGTCATAGCGTAGCCAAGTTTAAAGCACACCTCGTGCAACTGATCGTTTAGTTGCTTTGAAACCGTGGAATAGCTAAACGAGCCCTGCG